AGTTATTGGGACAATGGGGTATGTTGATTATGTCCTTCTACTTTGGTGGTCGTACATTAGAGAAGATTATGGATATGAAAGCTAAGGAAAAAGATGCAAGTAAGTGAACATTTTACACTGGAAGAGTTAACTCATACAGATCACCGTCAGTTTGACAACACTCCTAATGAGCAGGAACGTGAGAATCTAGGTCGTTTAGCTACCTTGCTAGAACAAGTTAAAGAAGTATTAGGTGGTAAACCTATTATGATTAACTCTGCTTTCAGATCTAAACAGGTCAACGATGCTGTAGGATCTAAAGATACCAGCCAGCATCGCCTCGGATGTGCTGCTGACATCAGAGTCCCAGGAATGACCCCAGATGAGGTTGTAAGGGCTATTATGGCTTCCAACATAGGGTACGATCAGATCATCAGAGAATTCAACGCATGGACGCATATAAGCGTTCCTAACAGCTTTTCTATACCGCCAAGAAATCAAGCATTAATTATTGATAAAGCAGGAACAAGAAAGTTTAGTTAAAGCTTGACTTTTAATATAAATTGTGTTAATATAAGGACACTATGGCATCTCCTACCTACTTAGAATTAGTAAACGACGTATTGATTCGACTTCGTGAAAACGAGGTCTCTTCTGTATCAGATAACGCTTATTCAAAACTTATCGGTAAATTTATTAATGATGCTAAGCGTCAATGTGAAGACGCTTATAATTGGAACGCATTATCAGACACTTTATCTGCCACTACAGGTGCAGATGTATTTAACTATGTATTAGTTGGATCTGGACAACGCTTTCGTGTAATCGACGTTATTAACGATACTAACGATTATATGCTTGAGCCACAGACAACTGAACAAATGAATAAGTTGTTTTTAACACAAACAGCTCAAAAAGATCAGCCAAGATACTATAACTTTAACGGTACTAATGTTAACGGTGATACACAAGTAGACTTATATCCTATTCCTAACGGTGTTTATAATTTACGGTTTAACGTTATTAAACCACAGTTACCATTATCTGCTAACTCAGATAAACTGTTAATTCCTTCAGAGCCTGTGATATTTAATGCCCTAGCTCGTGCAATGGGTGAACGTGGTGAAGATGGTGGTATTGCTTCTAACGAAGCGTTTGCAATGTATAAACAATCTTTAAGTGATGCGATTACTCTTGAAAGTGCTCGTTACCTTGAAGAAGGTGAGTGGACAAGCTAATGGCTGAACAGTTACTAACTGGCTCGATTCAAGCTCCAGGATTCTCTGGTCTTGATATTCAAGATGCTTCAGTTCAGCTTACAAGCGGATATGCTCTTGAAGCATTTAACTGTGTTATTGATAAATATGGTCGTATTGGTGCTCGTAAGGGTTGGACCAAAGTAAATACAACAGCTATTAGTTCTACTCCTGCAGTAAGAACAGTATTTGAATTTGTTAAATCTGACGGTAACGTAGTATTTACTTGTGCTGGTAATAAGGTATATACAGGCACTACTACACTAACTGCCGCTATTAACGGTACTGTCGTAGACGCTGCTGGTACAGGTACTACCGCAATTACTGTGAGTGACGATAACTGGCAGATTGCTGCAATGCCATATAACAACTCTGGTAATACTTCATCTCATGCTGTGTTTGTTCAAGCAGGACATCCAGCACTGGTATATCACAAAGTTGGTAATGCCACACATAACCACACAGGTGCGTATGGCTTTCAACGCATTGGTGACATTGGTACTTTACCAACAGGATATACCGCAACTAGTTTTACACCTAACTGTGCTTTAACCGCTTATGGTCGGTTATGGACTGCTAACATCTCTGGTGATAATCAAACTGTTTATTTTAGTGACTTACAAAATCCAACTAACTTCACCACAGGTACTTCAGGTTATTTAGATATTAGTACAGTTATTCCTACTGGGGATGGTATTGTAGCTTTAGCAGCACACAATGGATTCTTTATTATCTTCTGTAAACGTAGCATTATAATCTATGCTAATCCTAAAGATCCAGCAACAATGACATTACAAGATGTTATTAAAGGTGTTGGTTGTATTGCTCGTGACTCTGTAGTATCTGTATTTGGTTCAGACATTATGTTCTTATCTGAAACAGGTGTGCAGTCTCTTGGTCGTTTGATCCAAGAAAAGTCAATGCCTCTGCGAGATGTATCTAAGAATGTACGTGATGATTTAATTGTGAACGTATCTAGCGAGACTTTAAAGAATATTAAAGCTGTCTATTATGCTCCTGATGCTTTTTATTTGTTGTCTTTACCTTCAGTAGGGTTTACATATTGTTTTGATACTCGTGGTACGTTAGAGAATGGCGCTGCAAGAACAACAATCTGGAAGAATATTAATCCTACAGCGTTTCATGTAACAGAAGATAGAAAACTATATGTAGGACAAGCAGGATATATTGGTAATTACACTGGCTATCAAGATAACGGAGCTGTATATCGCTGGTCTTATTATACGAACTACTTTGACTTTGACCAACCAACAGCTATTAAGATTCTTAAGAAACTAGGCTTAGTTGTTATTGGTGGCGGTAGTCAAGTTATTTCCATTAAGTGGGGCTTTGATTATACCAATAACTACAATAGTAGTACGATTGCCTTAGACCCTATTGCTGTAGCAGAATACGGTACTGCTGAATATGGTATTGCAGAGTACGCTAACGGTATTGCTTTAGATACATTAAAGTTTAATGCTTCAGGATCTGGACGAGTATTACAAATTGGATTTGAATCAGATATTAACGGATCTCCGTTATCTGTTCAAAAAGTAGACGTAGCTATTAAAACAGGAAAGAATTTATAATGTCTGATTATTCAAAGTCAACGAATTTTACAACTAAGGATACTCTTCCTACAGGTAATGCTGGAAAGATTGTTAAAGGTACTGAATTAGATACTGAGTTTACAGCGATTTCATCTGCTATTGCATCTAAAGCTGACATCTCTAGTCCTGCTCTGCTAGGTACTCCTACAGCTCCTACAGCGTCTGCTGGCACTAGCACAACTCAACTAGCTACCACAGCCTTTGTAACTGCTGCTTTGTCTGCTGCTTATCCAGTAGGTTCTATCTACATCAACGCTGGTAGTTCTTCTAATCCTAATACATTATTAGGTTTTGGTACATGGACAGCCTTTGGTGCTGGTAAAGTATTAGTTGGTCTAGACTCTGCAGATACAATGTTTGATACATTGGAAGAGACTGGTGGATCTAAAGATGCTATTGCTGTAACTCATAATCATACAGCAACTTCTACTGTAACAGATCCTGGACATACTCACGTTGCTACTAATGGTCCTAATTATTATGTTGACGTAGGCAGTGGTGCTTTTGCAGGTGTTCAAGCTTCTGTTGTTACAGGTTCATCAACTACTGGAATTACTGTAGCTACTACAATTGCTAATGGCGGTTCTAGCGGTACTAACGCTAACGTACAGCCGTTTATTGTTGTTAATATGTGGAAGCGTACTGCTTGATTAAGAGTCATGAGTTAGTCTGTAGTACTTTAGATGTTCTTCCGTTGCAGAAAGAACTTCTAGATAACTACGATGAGTTTGATAAATACGATTACAGAAGAACTTTTAATAACTCACCACATGCTCAAATGCAAGACATCTGGGCAAGATACAACGATGTAAGACCTTTTGAAGCTAAAGGTAGTTTAGAAGGTTTTGAAGCAGAACATGATTCAATCTGGTATCCAGTAATAGATAAGATACCAAGTGTTAAAAAAGTAGTATTTGATTTAATGCGTATTGTTGATGGTGAGCGTTTAGGCGGTATTTTAATTACTAAACTACCTGCAAATGGACACATAGCAAGACACACAGATGCAGGATGGCATGCTCAGTATTACGATAAGTTTTATGTTCCAATTCTAAATGCTAAAGGTTCAGTATTTGGGTTTGATGACGGTGTTATAGATCCTGAATTAGGACAAGCTTGGTGGTTCGATAACTCTAATCCTCATTGGGTAGATAACGAAAGTGATACAGACAGAATAGCAATGATTGTTTGTATTCGTACAGAAATGTTTAAGGATAAGAATGCACACCGTATCTGAACAGTTTAAAGAGTTACAAGGTACTTTTGAAGTAGATTTAGGAACACAGCATCATTTCTCTAGCGGAGTGTACGCTAAACAAATGAGGTTGCCTAAAGGATATTTTGCTTTAAGTCATGCTCATGAGTACGACCACTTAAGCATTCTATCGTCAGGTGAAGTAATTGTTAAAACAGATGAAAAAGCAATAAAGTACACAGCTCCAGCTTGTATTACTATCAAGAAGGGGTTACACCATTCTGTTACTGCATTAGAAGATACAGTATGGTTTTGTATTCACGCAACAGAAGAAACTAATCCAGATCAAGTAGATGAGGTATTAATTATGAAAGAAGGAACTTAATATGCCATGGGGAGCAGCCGCAGCAGCTACTGCAACAATAGCAGGTTCATATTTATCAGGTCAGGCTGCAAAGTCTGCTGCTAATACATCCGCAGACGCACAACGATACGCAGCCGATCAGTCAGCACGAGCTGCAGCGTTCAAGCCTGTAGGTGTTAAGACTAATCTTGGAACATCTAACTTTACTGTAGATGAATACGGTAATATCTCTCAAGCTGGATATACTCTTGATCCTAGACTACAGAATATTCAGAATAACATCTACGGACAAGCTGGCGCTTATAACCCAGAGGCAGTAGGTCAAGCTGCACAGCCTTTGATGGGCGGTGCTGCGAGTGCGTTTAATCTTGGTCAACAATATTTAGCTACTTCTCCACAGCAAGCATCTGCAGACTGGATGGCTCAGCAACGTGAACTACTAGCTCCAGGATATGAACAGCAATTAGCTGGTATTCGTAATTCACAGTTTCAAACAGGTCGTACTGGTTTAGCTACTGGCGGTACTTCTGCAGGCAATTTAATGCAGACTAATCCTGAGTTGGCTGCTTTCTATAACGCTAAAGCACAACAAGAACGTACACTTGCTTCACAAGCGGATGCTTACGGTCAAGAACGTGCTAAGTTTGGTCTTGGTTTATTTGGTACAGGTGGTTCATTACTTGGTCAAGTTCCTTCACTCACAAGCCAAGGTTACGGTCCACTACAGACTCAATTGGGATTGGTTGGAAGCATCGAAGGCATGGGTCAACAACCCTTCGACTTATCTACTGCATTGGGTGCAAAATCCGCTACAGCAGGTGCTAACGTTGGTAAGTCATTACTTGAAGGCGGTACTAACGCTGCTAGAACACAGCAAGCAGGTAATTCTTATTCTTTAGGTGGTTCTTTATTACAAGGTGTTGGTTCTAATAATGCACTTAATAGCTGGTTTCAGAATCAGATAAATCAACCTAACTACAACAACTGGCAGACTTCAGGAGATAATACCTTCTTTGGGTCAAACAGTAATGGTCAAGGAGCTGGTGAAGCTTACAGCGGTTTTAACGCTTCAATCGGATTATAAGGAATAAAGATGGCTGATAATTCAATAGTACAAGGACTATTTGGTATTGACCCTGCGTCCTACCAGATGCAACAGCAGGCTAATCAAGAAGCACAAGCACTTAAGTTTGCTGAGCTTAATCCTATGCAACAAGCACAATACGGAGCATTCCGTGGCGGTCAGATGATTGGTAACGTTGGTGCAACATTGTTAGGCGGTAAAGATCCAATGTTAACTAAAGCAACTGAACTTAAACAGATTGCTAGTCAGTTTGATACGACTAACCCTGCTGGTTTAAGACAGTTAGCTAATGCTTTAGTTCAAGCAGGCTACCCAGAGCAAGCTCAGATGGCAATTATGTCGGCTCAGAAGATGATGGAATCACAAGCTACTATAACTTCTAAGACTCGTGAACATTTATCTAATATGGGTAAACTTCAGTCTGAACGTGATCGCTTGTTATCTGTTAATCCTAATGATCCACGTATTGCAGAATACAATAAAGCAATTGCTGCTGAAGGATCTAGTAGAACTCCTAGTATTTCTGTAGATGCTAAGATGTTTGACTTTGGTGCTGGTCGTAGAGATGTCTTCTTAAAAGAAGTTAATCCTCTTATTACCCAAGGAGCTGCTGTAAACCAAGGTTTAACTCTAATTGACCAAGGTACTCCTTTTGCTCAGGCTGCTTTTGAAAACACAGTTGTAACAGCTCTTGGTGGTGATAAGCAAAAGTCTCGTGAGGAAATTAAACGACTTATTAATACTGGTGATTTACCTACTCGTTTTAAAAATAGTCTAGGTAAGTTCCTTGAAGGTAAAATTACTGAAGAAACTAAAGAAGACCAGAAGAACGTTCTTGAAGCAATTCAAGGTAATTTAAAGCGTACATATACAGCAAAACGTGATACAATATTGAAAGCCTCTGCTGGTGTTCCTGAGTTGCGTGGTCAAGAAGACTTCATTGCTCCTCCTTGGGAAGCAACTGTAACAGGTAGCGGAGCTGCTCGTGGTCAAAAAGCTTACACAGTTGGCGAGACATTCAATACTAAAGCATATGGTCAACTGAAAGTAACTAAAGTTGACGCTAATGGCAATATTCTTGAAACAGTTGATTCTAAAGGTAACGTAGGGACACCTAACAAATAATATGGCTAATTTCACATTTAGTTTAAGCGATGTAGTACCTGAATACATGAAGACACCTGCTGAGCCAAAGCCTTCAGAGGCTAGGCTTATCGGTGAACAAGCTATTGAAGGACCTCTTCGTGAGACTGTTGCTGCTCTACCTTGGGCTCAAGCAGCTACTGCGTATGCTCCATTGTTCGGTTATCCATCAGGATATGACATTACCCCAGAACAGGCTTTAACGACTGCTAGACAGACTTTTGGTCTTTCTGGGCAAGAGCCTAATACTATGCTCGGAAGAGCCGCTGGAGCTGCTGTAAGGACCGCTACAAGCCCTTCTACATACTTCACTTCTCCTTTGTTTGGAATGCCAGGAGTTGTTCCAACTGCAATGACATCAATTCCTAGTGCCGCTGGTGCTGAAATTGGTGGTGAAGTAGGAGGAGTTCCTGGAGCTATTGCTGGTGGATTCCTAGGTGGTTCGTATTCATTATTCTCACCGACTAACTTAGCATTAAACGGTTCATCAATCTTTAAAAACCTAAAGAACTCTGCTAGTGCTGGTGGAACACTAAATGATTTAACACAGGCTGCTGGTAATAAACGAGCTGCTGGTGTGGCTATTAAAGCACTCGAATCAGATCCCGAGATCAATGCTAACTTGCTCCGTGCAACTGAGATTGAACGACTGACAGGAGTTAAGCTGCCTGCTCCTGCAGCGACACAAGGCTCTAACGTAATCTTGCAAGAATCTCGTTCACAGGCTGCTGCTGATCCGTCTGGCTTTGGTGCTGCAATGCGTCAACAAGAACTAGATGCTAAACAAGCTATCCTAGACCGTGCTAAAGCATTGTTTGGAAAAGCTTCATCTGAGCGTCTCTTAGAAGCTACAGCTCAGCCAGCATCTGCAACCAAGAGCTTGACTCGTCGTCTGACTGATATTGATGACGAACTTGCTGCAATCGGTAATCGTATTGATAGTGTCGATCCTACACAACTTGGTAACAGAACAATTAATTTAGTTAAATCTAAAGAAGCTATTGCTCGTAAAGAAGTAGCTCCGTTATATGAGACTTCATTAGATGATGCCACTGCAGCAGGTATTAAATTAAACCCAGACCAGACAGGTCGTTTGTATAGTTTTGTTAATAACGAAGTAAACCAAAACATATTTAAAACTTTCCCTAGCATCTACAGCAAGATTACATCAAAGTTTGCACCTGAAGTGTTAGAAGACGGTACTCAGGTATTTAAAGATGCTAGTGTACGTGACTTAGATTCACTAAAGCGTGGTATCAATGAGGCTTTGCGTGGTAATGCTAGCCTAGATACTCGTCGTATTCTAAATAACTTAAAGTTTGAGCTAAACAGTGTTGTTGATGAACTCCCAGCTTCATTTAAGACTTCTTATCGTGGTGCTGATGCTGAGTACTTGCGTAAAGTAGGTATTCCATTTGAAGCTAAAGCAATTGAAGAGATTGGCAGCAAAGGCTTTGTTGAGCAAACTGTTCCTGTCTTGACTAAGAATCCTTCAGCTTTAAACCAGTTCTTAGATATTGCTGGTAACGAAGGTAAAGACATT